CAGCAAGTGTCATTGAACGTCTTCCAGTTGGGAGTGTGTTGCAGACAGATAGTGGAACAATATCAACACTTATAACTAATGCTACTGCAACTTATGAACCTACAAATATTAAAGCAAATATAACTCCACAATTATCAACTAGTAAAATATTAATCCATGCTGACCTAAATGGTCTTCATGCTAATACCCAACTTTCTGCAATGGGGTTAGCTATTTATCAAGGAATAGAGGGTAGCTCTATGACTCTAGTTAAAGTATTTAGTGATGTAAGTGCATATACTCATCAAAACGACAGCAGAATTTATGGAGGCTCTTGTTCTTTTAATTTTATAACAAGTAGTTCAATAGGAAATACAAATAATAATAGATTTGAAATTTACTTTGCTAGAGTTAGTGGGTCTGGGTCAGTTTATATTAACAACTACACCACAACTACTAACCTTACAAGTAGTTCTATTACACTTCAGGAGATTAAGCAGTAATGAAAATGGAACTAAAGCCTGAACTCCAAGTACAACTAGAACTTGATGCCCACGAGAAGGAGTGTGCCTTACGTTACAAAATGGTAGATGACAAACTTGTAGCACTTGATAAACGTATGTGGAGAATAGAAGCAATGATTATGGCAAGTACTATAACTGTAGTTGCCCTTATGATAAGTATAATTATGAAATAGAAAGGAACAGGGATGCTTGACCCCATTTCAGCTTTTGCTGCAATTACTGCTGGGCACAAAACTATTATGGGTGCAATAAAAATTGGTAAAGATTTAAGTTCCCTTTCCACAGCTATAGGAAAATTTGCACAAGGAGAAGCTCATCTCCAACATGCAGAAGCCCAAAAGAAAAAGAGTAGGTTCTCTTTAGCAGAGGATTCAGCCATAGAAAAGCACTTTAAGAAAGAAGCTCTAGAAGATATGCGTAACGAATTGCGTAGTATTTTTTTACTTTATGGAAAAGCAGGACAATGGGAAAGATTACAAGGTGAGATTGCCCAAGAAAGAGCTAGGATTAAGAAAGAACTAGCTGAACAACAAAGAATAAAAGATAGAAACTTAACTATAACAGTAGTAACTACTATATTAATATTAGGTACAGTAGCTATTGCAGCTTGGGTTAAGTTCCTACAAGGAGGTTTTTAATGTTCAAAGCTTTAGTGATAGCTTGCACTATAGTAAACCCCCAACTGTGTGTAACGTTTGAGGATACTATGGATAAGTTAGAAACAGAAAAACAATGTATTGAAAGAGTTTACGAAATGCGTGAAGACATCTCACAAGAGATGCCCCATTTAAAACCTATGAAATACAAATGTATTGCATTACCTAAAGGGAGATTTACATGATATGGGTATGGTTAAGTATATCTAAGTTCTTTATCAAGATTGGTAATTACTTTCACACCAAACATGTTAAAGCCTTAAGAAAGAAACAAATTAAGGATGGTAGTAGATAATGGACAACATGATACTAAATGCTTGGAATGACCTTTCGTATGTAGAAGGTGTTCTATTCACAATATGGTTATTCGTACTTTACTATGGTAAGGTATGGGTTGACTCTAGATTTAGAAGGAAGGACTGCACATGCTCCAAGCATTAATAGCACCAGTTGCTTCACTGTTAGACAAGTTTATCCCTGATGCTGATACAAAGCAAAAGATTGCACACGAGATTGCAACAATGTCAGAGAAACATGCACAGGAGTTAGCAAAAGGTCAACTAGAGATTAACAAAGAAGAAGCTAAACACAGGTCACTCTTTGTTGCAGGTTGGAGACCCTTTCTGGGTTGGATACTAGCAGCTGCAATGGGGTGGCACTTTGTATTTGCACCTGCTACAATGTTTGTATGTGCATACTTTAACGTACCAATACCAGCTTTACCAGTGTTTGACATGGATAGTCTTATGACTGTACTACTTGGTATGCTTGGTTTAGGTGGACTACGAACTGCAGAAAAGATAAAAGGCATAAGTAAATAATGGAAATGGAAGTAATAAGTATATTCTTACAAGTATTAACACTCCTAGCTGTCTGTGCAAACACAGCTATTAACATAGTATATAGGTTGAAAAAATGAGTCTTTATGAAAATATTAATAAACGAAAAGCTGCTGGTACATCACGTAGTAAGGCAAAATCTACAGTGTCAGCTAAGTCATATGCAAACATGAAAGCTGGATTCCCTAAGAAGAAAACAGACAAATACAAAAAGAAAACATAATGACAGCAGATAGAAAAACAATAGATAAACTACACGAGGAGGTAACTCAACAGTTACTTCTACGTGTACGTAGTGGAGAAGCAACGGCTAGTGAACTATCAGTAGCTGTTAAATTCCTTAAAGATAATGGTGCTTCTCTAGATGTTATAATGTCAGACAATCCTATGGCTAGTTTATTAAAAGAACTACCATTTGATGTAGGAGAAAAGATGCAATGACTGCTATCCCAGAGAAGCTTAAGGACTTTAGAAACTTTACATACCTTGTATGGAGTCACTTAGGCTTACCTGAACCCACTCCAATACAGTATGACATAGCTCACTACTTACAGAGCAGTCCAAAACGTAGCATAATAGAAGCTTTTCGTGGTGTAGGTAAGTCTTACATCACTGCTGCATACGTAGTACATCAACTACTACTTAACCCTGAACTAAAGTTTATGGTTGTATCAGCTTCTAAAGCACGTGCAGATGACTTCTCAACATTTACACAACGTATCATAGTTGAGCTACCTATATGCCAACACCTCGTTGCTAGAGACGGACAGAGGTGGTCTAAGATAGCTTTTGATGTTGCACCAGCCAAAGCCTCTGGAAGTCCCTCAGTGAAGTCCGTAGGGGTCACAGGACAGCTAACAGGTTCTAGAGCAGACATAATCATTGCAGATGATGTAGAAGTCCCTAACAATTCTATGACTCACATGATGAGAGAGAAGCTGTATGAGACTGTTAAAGAATTTGATGCTGTGTTAAAGCCTGATGGTAAGATTATTTACTTAGGTACACCTCAGAATGAGATGTCTTTATACAATATACTGCTTAGTCGTGGTTATGATATGAGGATATGGACTAGTCGTTACCCTACTCTAGAACGAGCAGAGAAGGCTTATGGGGGTAGGTTAGCACCAATCTTGTATGATCGTATGCAAAAGGAAGAACAAGCCGTGTATGGGCTTCCTACAGACCCTAAGAGGTTTGATGATGAAGATTTACTAGAAAGAGAGCTGTCATATGGTCGTTCAGGTTTTGCATTGCAGTTCATGTTGGACACATCTTTAAGTGATGGTAACAAATACCCACTAAAGTTGTCTGACTTAATCGTATATAGCTGTGATAAGGACACTGCTCCTGAAAAGATAGTATATGGTATTATGAAACCTATGTTAGACATCCCTAACGTAGGACTTGCAGGAGATAAGTTCTATGCTCCAGAAGATACTATTGGTAGGTTAGACTATCAAGGCTCTGTATTAGCTATTGACCCCTCTGGTAGAGGTAGTGATGAAACAGCTTATGCAGTTGTTAAGATGTTAAACGGATACTTGTACGTTGTAGATGCAGGAGGAGTAGCAGGAGGTTATTCTGAGAGCACATTGCAGCACTTAACAGACTTAGCAAAGATAAACAAGGTTAACATGGTACTTGTTGAGAGTAACTTTGGTGATGGTATGTTCACAGAACTACTTAAACCATACCTGCTCAAGACACATCCTTGTACATTAGAAGAGGTTAGACATAGTAAACAGAAGGAAAGTAGGATCATTGATACCTTAGAACCTGTTATGAACCAGCATAGGCTTGTAATAGACCCTAAAGTAATACAAAAAGACTACGATAGTGTACAGTCTATGCCACCTGATGTAGGTATGAAGTACATGTTAACGTATCAAATGACACGTATAACTAAGGTAAGAGGAGCATTAGCCCATGACGATAGGCTTGACGTACTTGCTATGGCAGTCCAGTACTGGGTTGACCAGATGGCTGCTGATGCAGATACAGAAATCAGAAGCAGAAAAGAAGAGCTACTGGAGTTAGAACTAGATAAATTCATGTCTAACCTCAACGTGAGCAAGGAAAAGACTGTTCAACAGGGCTGGATACAGCTCTAAAGTTACATCCTAAGTAAGACCCTGTTTTACATATATAACTATATAACTATGTTTATGGTTAGATTTACATGTTTAACAGGGTTTAGACCTACTGCTGCAGCTGATGTTTAGCATACTGGTTGTATTTTGTTAGAAAAATCTGAAACAGTATTTAACACAGAGAGGTACGTGCGTTTCCCCAATAGCACGCGTTCCTCTTGTTGTAAATTTGCAACACTTTTTAACATCTGTGGCATTCTTGCAACATGTGTGACATTTCTGCAACATCTTTGTGTCTCTCTCTATCTATTTTTTTTTATA